TCTTTATACTTGATACCGTTAGGAGCAGGACCAAACACTTCATCTGTGCTAAAGTAAACAAATCTTTCAAGATTGTCTTGCTTTCTTGCAAACTCTAAAATGTTAGCAGTACCCACAACATTATCCATAATGAACTCCATAGGATAATCTATGCTACGATCTACGTGAGATCCTGCTGCTAAATGTAGAATATAATCTACCTGTCCAATTTCACTACAGACTAATGGATTAAGTTCTGCCTTGAGATCATGATGTACGATCTTTACACGTTTCCTAATTTCTGGATCAAAGGATAACATAATATCGTGCAGACGATTAAGATTACCGCTATAATCTAATCTATCAAGAGTAATGATCTCCCAATCAGTATGTTTTAGTAAGTAACTGATTGTATGGTGTGCAATAAAACCTGCTCCACCTGTAATAAGTGCTTTTGTCATAATTAGGTAAATGCTTTCGCTAATGCTTTTTCGTGTATAAAGAATACTATAGTTAGTCGATCAGTTTTTGGAGAGTTTCCAAAGCATCCAGATAGACCATGAATATTATATCCATCATAAGATACTAATCTATTATACACGTTTTCTACGTTAATAAACTGAATGTTACGACTATCCAGAATTGAAGTTCCTGTTAGAGGTGGGGGATCTGGATTTAAGAATATAACCCCTGCACATGATAGATAATCCTTATGAAATCTATCTGAATAGAAATCATACAACATATCAACTGTGTTTGCAGGACTCCTATGAAAATAAGTTGTAATCATAGGATCTAGCAAAGGAGAATTTGCTACAGATGGTTGCACCAAATCATACATTTCATAATAGTCATTTGGAAAATCCTCCTCCCAACTTGGATATTTCCAATCCTTAAGGTTTCTCTCCTCCCATATGAAATTAAATATGTCTTTCTCTATTTGTAATAATTCTTCGTTACCTAACTTCTTGAATTTCTCTGATCTTAATCCTCTCCATCCTGGTCCTGTCTCAGGTTTATCTGCTATTCGCCATTGCTTGCATCTGATACCAAGTTCCCTTATATGGTCAACGTCTGAGAAATAATTATCTTTTATTGTAATGTCAATCATACTCTATCAAATTGAAAAGGTCCATAATCAGATCCCCAGACTTTTTCGTTTGTAGTCTTGGAGTATCCAATATCTATTGTAGTATATGTGGTGGTTGTTATGTGAACTCTACTTTGAACGTATGAGTCTCTTACTGTGCAATCGCATCCATATAAACCACCAGAAAAGGTATTATAATCTATTTGATTGAATAGTAGGTCACAACCACTGTTATGATGTAAATCATCTGGAGTAATACTTTCCAGATTTTGAAACCCGACAAATTTGTTTTTTTCTTTAAGGTCATAGTTTTTTACTTTCATTAACTCCCCATCCATCACAGGTTCAATAACAAATTGTCGATATGGTCTTCCTTGTTCATATGTATATGCCTGTTCGCCATATATTAAATTATTACCAATATCTTTATGTATTAGTCTAATATGAGCATAAAACGTAGGGTTTTGAAATGCCTGTCGTTTGTTATCAAATGTTCCTATCAATAACTCTCTAAGTCTCTGTATACTCATCTTTTATACCAAACTTTGATATCATAGAGATAAGTGTATCATATGGAATCCATGCAGGATCTTCATCCATAAATTGAACTTCAACTTCTTTGACATTTTTCTGTAGGAATCTGCTATAAGAAGTTCTTACATTCTTTACAAAAGACACTGGGTTAAACATTGATAAATTGTTTCTCCAATTATAAAACCCTCAACTAAAAAAGTCAAGGGTTTATTTCTTTATATAGATTTTTATTCAAGGTGGATGCTGATACTTCTTCATCTGATTGCTTGGATAATTGTTTACGTTTAAGTTAGAAAACCTCCCTACATACACGTTTACAAATATGGTCTTTGTCGTCGCAATCAATTAAGCATTCGTAATATTCTGTGATTTTATCGTTGTGGGAGTCTTGGTGTTCACCCGCCAACTGATTAAAAGGAATTAAGTTATGCATTAATTGTCTCCAAAATTTAATTTAATAATAAAAATAACGAAAAAGGTTTTAGTGCATCTTGTTCCTCCTAATTCTTCAATTATTTAGACAAGAAATGTCTGTATTCGCTGATACATTGTCTTTATCTTAACAAAAAGAAATGCCTACGTGATTGTACCTACTCTCCCATAATCATCCATTAATCTTACAATATCATCCTCTCTACACTCTCCAGTTTGAGTCTCAATAATAGTCATTCCTTCATCCCCTGCCCTTGCTCTATGTGGAGATGTTTCAACAATTACATATAAGTCTTCTGGTTTTGCATTGTATTCAGATCCATCAGTAATAACTATTCCACTCCCCTCTGTAATAACCCAAAATTCTTTTCTGTGGTTATGATATTGATAAGAGAAAGAACAGTTTGGTTTGAGATATAATCTTTTTACTTTATAATTTGGTTCATCCAATAAAACTTCATAATGTCCCCATGGTTTAATCACTTTTTCCATATACTATCTCCATTTCGTCAGTGGTTTTGTTACATGTGGATTCTTTAGTGTTTTTACATAGTCTATCACTTCATCCCGCAATGCCATTAATTCATCAAAGCAACCTTGGTTATGTGCACAACCACGCAATTTAGTATTTGGTTCATATAATGATTCAAGTAGTAAAGTTCTACTACGATCCCATTTATCGTGGTCAGATTCGTTGCTCATTTTTTCTTTCCTTTTGATTTTTTGTGTTGTGCTACAAAGTTTCTAGCAGAGGACTCATTACGACAAAATTTTAAGATTTCGCCCTCATGTATAACTGCTATCTTTTTACCATCTGATGGAATTCCATAATATCCATCATTAGTGGCAAATCCTGCTTTACTATCCTTATAGAACCTAGCGATTGCTCTAAGTTCTTTTTGTTCGGGAGTTAAAGCCATTAGTCAAATACTGCTGTTGTAGAAACAATAGTTGCATTTGGGTTTCTTGCAAGAGCAACCTGTTGTGCATCATGGTAGTTTGCAGCATTTACTATTTCATTGAAAAGTTTTCCTGCTACCATTAATTGTACTTTAATTTTCATAGGAGTTTACTTTTAATTATATATTCATTATAATACAGCATTCATTCAATGATGTCCATAATGGACACTTTGTAATCTGTCACTCTTTCCTGTATTAGTTTACCATACTCCTCGTGTAATTCGCAACCTATGTAATCTCTACCTAATTGTTTTGCCACCATTCCAGTAGTACCAGATCCCATGAAAGGATCTAAAATTATATCTCCCTTCTGACTCCCTGCTTTGATACAAGGTTCAATTAAATCAGGTGGGAAGCAAGCAAAGTGTGCTCCTTTATATGGTTTATTTGTTACTGTCCAGACAGATCGTTTATTCTTTGTTGGATATGATTTTGTAAGTCCCGAATGGGGTTGGAGTCCTGTTCCTTCGTTGTGGTATTTTCCGTTTGTTCTATCTCTTGTTCCCCAATCTTTTGCGGGTTCTTTGATTGCTTCATTGTCGTAATAGTATTTTTTATTCTTACTAAACAAAAATATATATTCGTGTGCTTTTGTACACCTATCCCTTACACTCTCTGGCATAGGGTTAGGTTTATGCCATATAATATCTTGTCTAAGATACCATCCATCTGCTCTCATTGCGAAGGCAAAGAGCCAGGGGATTCCAATAAGGTCTTTTTCTTTGAGTCCTGAGATTCTATTTCCTCTACGAGGACACACATCTGGTAAGTCTTGTCTAGTATTTGAGACAGTTTGTTTTGGAAGTCCCTGTCCCTTTCCTGGTCTGTAGTTATAGTAACTATCGCCAATATTAACCCAACAAGTTCCATCATCTGTGAGCACATTTCGCACCTCCTTGAATACGTTTACTAATTGTTCAATAAATTCATCAGGAGTTTGCTCCTGTCCAATTTGATTCTGCTCCCCACCATAGTCCCGAAGACCATAGTAAGGTGGGGATGTTACACACATCCTTGCAGGTTCATCAAATTGTTTGAGTGTCTCCCGACAATCTCCAAATAAAATAGTGTCTCTCAATTACATTAACCCCATAACAATTTTACTGAATCCTATTGTCAATAGGAATGCAAACATAATTACAACATCCCACATCTTGTTTTTTAGATAAAATGGTAGTGCAAGTAATTCAAAAGTTACATTAAGCATAGCACCAAAAAGAGTACTTACATGTAATGTAACGAAGTACCCTAGTATTATACCATATGTACCTATCATTCGGGCAATGACAATTAATCTGTCTGTTTTCATGATCTAATAACTGAAGTTGCTGCTTGTCCTTTGTTGAATACAGTATCAACAACTGCTTCAACCTTTCTTGCAGTTGAAATACCAACCTTAGAGTAAACTGGAACACATACAAGACCATAAACCTTGTCCTCTGCACCCTTACGGATTACTCTACCAATAGTCTGACTAATACCAATGTAGTCCATAGATCTCATAAACAATACTGCCTCAAGACCTTTTACATTGATGCCCTCTGAGAGGATGCTATGATGCAATACAACAAACTTTGTATCATCTACACCCCACTCGTTAAGTGTAGTAAAGAACTCTTCTCTACTAACCTTCTTACCATTGATGAAAGCACCTGTCTTAGCAGTAATAAACATCCAGTTGTATCCACGCATCTGTAAGTCGCAGACAAATGGAGTTTGAGATATCAAGTTAGTAATCTGCTTTGTAGACTTAGCACATATCAATACTTTGTCCTTCTGAATGTTATCAAGAGCATTGATCATTTGATCGCAATCAGCATCTACAACCAACTCGTCCTTCTCTAGTATTCTTGTCTTGTATACTGCAACCTTTGGTGGTAAGATATGTCCTTCCTCCACTAACTTAGGTGCAGGTACTTGGCAAATAACATTACCAAAGATATCAGCATCATTCATACCAACTTTAAGAGGTGTAAGAGAATGCTTTGGTGTAGCAGTAAAGAAGTATGCTCTTGCAGAATACATTGAAAAGTATTCTACTGCTTCAACGAAGTTCTTCTGAACTCCATTGTGTGCTTCATCAAAGTAGATTGTATCTACATTGATACCACTATCTACAATCTTATGTAATGAATGATATGTAGTAAAGATAAGAGTATTTGTATTCTTCTTTGCAAAGGAAAATAACTTGATGTCATCTACCTGAGTACTGCAGAAATATAAACTCTTACCAGTTAGATCGCCACTGTGAACGTGCATTACATCATCAGGATGAATATCAATCATTTCGCGGAACTCTGAGCATAACTGCTTTGCAAGTAATATACGTGGTGCAACTACTACAATAGTCTTAGGAGCACTCTTAAACTGATATATCGCATCTTCTATCATGCACATTGTTTTACCACCACCAGTAGGAACAATAACCTGCCCCTTAGTGTTAGATTGCATAGCAACTAAAGAGTCAATTTGATGTGGACGTAACTGCATAAGTTTCCTGTTGATATACTTATTATAATGGTAAAACTGCTAGACTTCTACTCTTAGAGGACACTTTCTTGGGTGGCACATCCAACTCTTCCATAATTATTTGTTTTGGTAGGAAGTTATAACAGTAATAACTACTGCTGAATGTAATCTTATCATTATCTCTACCATCAGGACTTAGAAACTTCATTCTCTTATCAAACATTAGTAATTGTAAATCCTTGTCTTTGAATAATTGTTTTGGTGCTGAGTCATTCAACCAAGTATTTGTCATAATGAAAGCAAATGGTTTATCAAATGATAATGCTCTCTCAAAGTATTTTCTTTTATTAGTAAAAGGTGGATTTGATACAATTACATCCCACTCATCAGGTTCATAATCAAAGAAGTTCTGACCTGTCCAAATATGAGATTCTATTACCTTATTAGTCTTTGAGATTTCCCTAACAAAATGACTCTCAAAGGTATCAAAAGGACACCAGACTATTGCATCCTTTGGAATATACTTGAGTATAGGTGTAACTCCATACAAAGGTGTGTAGCACTCATCATTGCTACCAGGTGAGTACATCAACTTACCACTATCTAATTCTTTCGCCATACTCCTTGATTTCTTTTTGACTAACACTTACACCGATTCTAGGATCTTTCTTATGTGATGTTCCCTGATCGAATTGTTTTTTGATCTTAGGTAATAGTATATCTAAAACAACATTACAAGTCAACTTCCATACTTCAGTAATTTTACCATCTTTGAATTTTGCATAGTAATGATTAGGATATTTTCCAATTTTATCTTCCTTAATATATTTCTCCTGTTCTTCCCAAGTATCCTGTACACTTATACCATTATAAGTTCCATTGATATTCTTACCTATGGTAGATTTGTATTCGCATCCACCATCTTCATCTGTAGCATCTTCCCCTGCATAGTCATCTGCAACTCTATGACCTAGTAAACCTGCCATATAGATTTCTCTTGATCTTGCATAAGAGAATGGATCTCCCCATCCCTGTTCTTTGCATAGATCATACATCTGTTCATACAGATCGCGATACTTTTCTTCGGGAGTCATAATCATTTTTGTATATGAATATAGTATAGCACAAAAAAACCCCTCTGCAAAGGGGTTGTGCCAGTATATTAATTGTCTTCGTCTATCTTCTCTGAAACTCTTCTCAGTGCATCTTCCCATCCATCCCTGTCTTGAGACCATTTATCTAATGGGCAAGACTCTAATACAACTCTAGCCTTGGCAGGTATAAAACATCCGCATTCCGCACACATATCCTTTTTCTTTATCCACATTTCGCATGATTTACAAATCTCATGTCTAATCTCATAAGTTTCATTAGATACAACTAAAGCATCAGCTCCATTCTTTCTGAGATAATTCATTATATCCCATGAAAAATTTGCAAAATTCTTCGTTTTTTCAACAAATGATGGTTCAGTCGGTTCCATAATATTATATATTATCAAGGTGTGGCAGGAAAATCCCCCTTAATTGTAGTAGAACTAATAGATCCTATTACAGTATAACTTGTTCCTGTAATTGCTTTTCCTGCAGCACCACCGTCTCCAGTATTATTAGTATCTCCACCTGCGAGTGCCCACTCTCCACCTGCACCACCTGTTTCGCCTGGTTGTCCTTGAGTAGAGTTACAACCATTATCAGGGGCAGGAGCAAGACCATTATCTCCTTGTAATGCACCAGATTCATTTCCATATCCTCTTCCAGTACCACCATCACCACCTTCTCCACCAAGTCCACCAGCTACCTGATATTCATTAAGACAGTCATCATATCTCCACCAACCATTTGTAATGAACCAACAACTTCCCCACCAATTACAAGCTCTTCGTCTACTACATCCAGCTCCAGAGTAACACCCACTTGTTGATACCCAACCAGTTGGGCAGTCAGGGCAACTATTACATTCCCGAACAGTCTCATAGTCTTGGCATAATCCAGTAGCACCCTGATCTCCTGTCTTTCCTTTTTCTCCTCCACCTCCTCCACCATAAATTCTTGCGGAAGATCTTACAAGCACAGTTAAATTTTCTCCACCAGTAGAAATGATAGAAAGTGCAGTTCCACCATTCTGTCCAGAGATTGAAACATTACCAGTTTTTCCACCACCTATTCCAGGTCCACCCTTAATTGTACCAGTAACATCAAATAAAAGATTGTATGCAGGAGACTGTTCAAATGAAGCTGCGGGAGAAAGTGCATTATCAGATCCTATGTCTCCATCTATGAAAATTGTTTTAGTTATAGTTTTGTCTAAATTACTATTCCAACTTAGAGCATCAATATCAAAAT